AAGCTTGTTGCTTCGGCAGGTAGGTCGATTTTGTCACGTGAAGTTTGTACAACTTGCACGCCAGCTTTACGAACCCATGATGCGGCATCACGTTTTTCAACTACGTTTCCGTAGAAGTCATCAGGTACTAAATATCCACCTGCTGAACCTGTGCCTTCGGAAAGTGCTTTACGGGCTACTACATCATCACCAGTTTTCAGATAGTTAGCAAAAGCACGACTTTGTTCTGCTTCGCTTTCGCCAAGTTCAGTTTCAGTCTTGATATTGAAGTTACCTTTTTCTTCTTTCCAAGTCTTTCTTTCTGCTTTTACTTCTTCACGAATTGAAATACGTAAAGCTTCTTTAGCATCAATAATTTCTTGTGCTTTAGCTTCTTTTGTAGCTTGTCTTTCTTCTACATGTACCATCATTTCGTCCATTTGTTCTTTAGTTAATTTATCCATTAGTTGTTTCCTCCAGTGAATTTACTAAATACATAAAGGTTGCCCCTAATGTTAGTAATTCATCTTTAGTTAATTTGCTTTCTTTATCTTCTTCTTTTACAACAGGGTCTGCAATTACTTCTTCCTCAATGATTTCAGCTTCTTTTTCCTGCTCCAATTCTGTCTTTGTGGTATTATCCACCTGTACAAAATCCTGTGGCAGTTCAATGTCTGCTTCATCAAATAAGGTTTTCAGTGATACAGTGGCTAATTGGTTAGCCGCCATTCTTCCCTGTCCTTCGTCCACTAAGGTAAGTTCCCCTAGTGCCCATGATAAAATTTCACCAGTTGTAATATTTTTACGTACAAGATAATTAACTGCACCTGATGAAGCTTTTACTATACCTTTAATGGCATTGTCCCATATACGTTTAGCTAATGTTTTGGTCTTATCAAGGATAATATCGAACCATAATCCTGCACTATCTATACGTGTAAGGGTTGCTTTGCCAATTACTGAGGGTGCTTTTTGTTCTCCACCCCATGCTGTTAACCCGTGAAAGTAAATCACAGGTCTGCTGTCACCAATATCCATCATAAAGTCGGTGCGTGGTGAAAAGAACTCACCATCATAATCTTTACCCCCATTATGTCCACCAAATGGTGCACCAAGGGCTTCAAGTCTCCATTCACCGTCTGCGGTCTTGACAGCCTTTACTTCCGTAAATTGTAACTTTACTAGTTTATCTTTCATTTTTTTCTCCATTCAGCAAGAAAGCTAGTTATTACTTTAGCCTTTACTTTGTCTGATATTCTTTCGTAAACAGTATTAGTAGTGTCCCATCCTATTCTTTTCATAACGGACGACTGTCTTTTGCCCTGTACCCATGTTGCATATGAAGCATCATTGATAAGTCTTCCAGTAACCCCACTTTTAGATATTTTCTTCTTCCAGCGGTCTTTAAGGTTCTCAGATACGTTAGTTACTGAAATAGAACCATCTTTTCTTCTATACATTGAGCCAGTACCACGTTTATACCATCTTCCGTCCGAATTAGGTCTATTAGCTGATGTTTCTTGTGGATATTCTTTTAATTCTTCTATAGAAAGGTCAAGTCCGTAGTCTATCGCTTTTACCATAGCTTTATCAGCACTGGTATGGTCAAGTTTATTCATTACGTCTGTAAGCCCTTCCATATCCATGCTAAACATTAGTTAAATACTCCTATTACATCATCTACTGTGTTACATAATTGAAGTTTCCCGTAAAATACGTCCAGTTCTGATTGTGGGATGTAATCACTAGTGAATTTCTTCGCTGATTTTGCATCTTTCATTCTTTTAATTGACACTGTACGGTACTTTCTAAGGTCTTCATTATATTCATTTTCTACATTAACTGTCTTTGTGTCTTGGTCTGCGACAACTTCTTCTTTTTCCTCATCATCATCTTCTACTGGTGTCATGTCTAAGAAAGGATTTGCAACTGGTTCTGGTACATCGTCTTTATTGAAACCAAGTGCTAATGCTGCAACTTCTGGTTTAATAACTTTCTTTTCAACCATTTCACCTAACCATGTAGCCATTTGCGCTGTATCTTCTTGCATTACGTCCAGTTTTTCTGGTTCAAATACAAAGAAAGGAATATCGTCAAATTCAATAGATAATTCTGCATTAAATACACCAGCAATATAATCTGAACGTGGAATAACAGTTTCTGTATATAGTGATTTACGTTGTACATCCATTGTTGCGTAGTTTGCTGCTTCCCATGCACCAGCTAGTGTAGCAGATACTCCAAAAGCACCACAAATTGCACGTCTTGATTCTTCACGTACTTCTTTTAGTACTAAGTCTTTAGGTGCGTAACCTAGTGGCATTGGCTTGTATCCATGAGACATAAAGCCAGTTTTGAATTGCTTACTTGAGCCTTTAAAGTTTCTAGCAAAGCTACCAACAATTCTATTATGGTCTGTTTCATTAACTGCTTGTTCTGATGTAAAGATATAAGCTGGCATAGCACGATTCTTAAAGAATGATGCTAAGTGTTTATTAGCTTCGATTTCTACATCTGCGCTGTCACGACATGCACGCAATGGTGATGTGCTTCCAAAGTCATTAGTTGGGTGGTAATCGTGGAGATATATAATATCTTCCCTAGCTATATCAGTCTGAGACCCGCCCACGCTTTGAATGAAGTAACCAATACCATCCCTATCAGCTTTCATTGACATAGTAACTGGATTAAGTCTTTGGATAAAGATAACTTTATCGTCTGGAGTTCTAATCTTTTTAATATATGCCATACCATATAGGTCAAGGTCTTTTGATAAGGTTGAGATTAAATCATGCCAGTTGGCTTCGGGGTTTACGTCCGTAAGTACACGGTACATATCATTATCTTCCCCTAAAGCTTCTGACTCACCAGTTTCGTCTGGATATAGTGACCAAGTAATCTTTGCGATTGCTTTGGCTTTAATATCTGTACAACGGAATACCCAAGGTGAGTTCTCATAGTACTTTTCTTCATTCCACACAGTTTCTTTTAAAGTCCATTTAGGTAAAGTAACTGTTTTCTTCTTACCGTTTTCGATAACTTCTTCTTTTGTTAACACCTGCACAAGTTCTTTAGTAACCCTTATACCGTCTTCTGTGTAGTATTCTTCATCATATAACGATACATCACTCACAAAAGCCCTGTCATCACGTTCTAACCCTGCTTTTATAGCTTTCTCAGCATACATTTCTTCTGACATGTAAAAAGCTTTCCCATTACGTTGGAAAACCCTATCAAGCCAAGTAGGAAATTCCCAATGGCTAAAAAGTCTATTTGCTTCGATTGCCTTACTTTCTGCTTGCTTCATAATTTATTCCTCCACTTTAAGCCCCTTCTATTATAAGGTGACTTCTTCTGGAACTACCAATCTATGTCTACTGCTGTAAATTGTGGTCTGCTTTGGTTGCCAGCACGTATCATTAGTGCTTTACTTATTACCATATCGTCGTGGACACCCTTTACTCCTGAATAACTTGGTTTACCATTTTTATTGTACTTAACCTCATAAGCCATCATTTCCTTTCTCACTATTTCATTTTTTAAGAAGTGCCATTCTTCTGTTTCACATGCTAATTGTAGTGCTTCTATTAGTGGGGGCTTTGAACTTGCTGTAGTAGCAAATCCTGTGATAGGTAGTCCACTCATGGCTAGTTCTTCAATAATTGGTTCACCCATTGCATTACTTTCTGCCAGTATTGCCTTAATCTTCCATCTATCTGCTAATGCTACAATTTGTTTACGTTGTTCTATATAGGATATATTGTTAATCCTAAAAATGTGGAGTTCTTCTTTACAATCAGCGCACCCTATTGTCATTACTGTGAAGTCGTCGGACTTTGCTAAGTCTATTCCAGCTACAACCTTGTGCCCTGAGTGCTTATTGTGGTTGCCTTCTCCAAGTGTTAGTACATTATCAAGATTACTAAAAACCATACCTTGTGAGTCTAAGAACTCAGCCATGATTTCTTGTCTATAGGCTTCTGCCGTCATATCTTTAGTAAGGTCGTCCAGTGCTTCTTGGTTAAGGTGAGGATTTTCGTGGCTTGTTGCGTGGAAAGATTCCCATCTAGTTCCAGCCTCACATCTCATAAATAATCTAAAGAAGTGATTTCTTCTTTTGGGGGTACTGATAAAGATAGCGTTGCCACCTGTATCAAGTAACATAGGGATACCAACTAATTCCCACATTTCAGGGTTCATTTCTGCAAATTCATCTAATATAAGTAATCCAGCACTATCACCACGCAGATTTTCTGGTAAATTGGCTGTCTTAGCCCTTATTGTTCCCCTACCACAACTAACTAATTTCTTTGTTGCGTTCTTATATACTAATCCTGCATCTATTAAATCTGCAAATATTCTTAATACTTCTGTGAAAAAAGCCTCAGTTTGGTCAAGACTAGGTGCTACATATAATACACGTTCACCATTAAGCATTCTTTCTGCACCTATATGAGCAGTAAGTATAGTTTTCCCGAAACGTCTGCCCGCATTTATCACAATGCGTTTTGCATTTGAAGCTTTAATTATGTTTTGCTTCGGAGACAATATTCTTTGACGAACTATTAACTGCTTATTCTCCATTAATTTGTACATCCTCATACCTTACAACGATTTCTACATCGTTTTGAATATGTTCAGTTTGCATGTTGTGTATCTTTGAGATTAATTCAAGGGCACGTAATTTATCTGAAACTTTTTCTGTTTCCCTTGCTACAGTAGAAATTTCAACCATAGCTTCGTCAGCACTCATCATTAGTTCGTCTAACGCTTTTTGTATAGCTTCTTGTATTTCAGGTAGCCTAAGAAGTTTACAAGCTATATTCCTTGCTGTCTTAACGCTGTACCCCGCCAACCTTGCTGCTTCAGCTCCATTCCAGCACACTATGTAGTGAGCCACGAATGCCTGACGTTTAGGGGATAACTTCTTTGCCATTTTTAATCTCCTATTTAACTTTCCCATTCATCATATACTTTCATTCCTACAACTTCCCCATGTCCCTTCCATCCACTTAATAATTCAGTGTATATTTTTAAATCCCATACACCTGCTTCATCTAGTGTGTCGGAAGCAGTAGTAAATCTTGCAAAGTCTGAGTTGTACACCGACACAACATCGCTATCCCAAGTTCCAGTAACTCCACTTGGTTTCTTATACTTAATTACAAGTGAGTTCTGAGAAATAAGGCTAGTCCCAGCATCTAAAAGGATGATTGTTCCTTTATCATTCTTAATTATTTTTTTTGCCATTATTTATCCACCTTACTTCTTAGTATAATAGATTGTGCTAAACTTGAAACTCCATGCCATGCTTCTGCTAAAATACGTACCACATTAGAAATAGAAATAGCATCCGTAACACCGATATCATCTGAGATCGTAACAAGCCAAGCGAAGGATGCCGTTATTTTGTCTGAAATGCCTTCTGCGTCGGAGATTGTTCTAAAATATGTCACAACCTTGCTGAGTGTATCTGTAATTCCAGTGTTATCTGAGAACGTTCTTGCGTATGCACTCACGGTAGAAACAGCGTCTGATATACCAACTCCGTCTGATAATACCCTTACAAACGTTCCCACCTTAGAAATGCCGTCTGTCGCTCCTACTGCGTCTGCAATCTCAATGTATAATTCACGCGCCGTGGATATTGCGTCAGTTATTCCTAAGTTGTCTGAAATCAATACGGCACAGCCT